CAGTTCCTGAAATACTTTAAGACAGACTCTGTAGATAATATGCTGGCAGTCCACTACACCAGAGCTATTGCCGCACTACAGGCTAAGGTGAAATGATGAAAAAGATACTGTTTGTTTTTTGTATGCTGATGGGTGCAGGCGCTAATGCTTGTACCCAGATAGGCAGAGACTTTAATGGTAATGCTCTGTTCGATTGTGCTGGAGTTATCGTCAACACTGGTGGCTCACAGAAGCGTGACCCCTACTTAGATATTATGCAGAAGCACCGGAATGATCGGGAAGAGCAGCGTAAGTTTAATGATCGCATGAGAAAGTATGAAAGCACCAAGATCAAGCCAGTAGAGAGACTGTTTAAATGATCATCTTAAACGATGAGCAGGGTTCCCCTGAGTGGCTTGCCTCAAGACTGGGCAGGCCATCAGCCTCAATGTTTGGGAAGTTAATCACTGGTAGTGGTAAGCCCTCAAGTTCAGCAGAGTCCTACATCAATGAGATGATCGCTGAGAGATTGACTGGCCGCAGTAAACCCTTCTTCACCAACGAACACATGGAGAGAGGTACAGCACTGGAGCCAGAAGCTCGCGAAGCGTATGAGTTTATCACTGACTTTGAAGTGGTAGAGACAGGCTTCATCCTGGATGACAGTGAAGAGTTTGGCTGTAGTCCTGATGGCTTAGTTAGCACCGATGGTGGACTTGAGATAAAATGTCCATCTGATTCGGTACACGTTAGCTACCTGAGAGCAGGTAAGGTGCCAGCAAAGTATTACCAGCAAGTGCAGGGCTGTATGTGGATAACAGGGAGAGATTGGTGGGACTTCATGTCTTACCACCCAGAAATGCCACACCTGCTTGTAAGAGCAAGACGCAATGAGAAGTTTATTGAAGCAATGGCCGAGCAAGTTCTGGCCGCAGTTGAAACCATAACAACAGAGACGGAGAGATTAGTATGAAAGTTGGATTAAGCATTAAGTTAGATGTAACAAAGATCGACAAAGAGCGACTGTTTGAGGGTGCTAAGGGTACATACCTTGACCTGACTACCTTCATTGATACTGCCGAGCAAGACCAGTATGAGAACAATGGCTTTGTATCTCAGTCAACTTCCGCTGAGGAGCGTGAGCAGGGTGTCAAGACTCCTATCCTCGGTAACGTAAAAGTGTTCTTCACTGATGGCGATGCGGCTCCTGCCAAAGCTGCTGCTCCTGCTATTGATGAAGACATTCCATTCTAGTGGAAGCCCTTGGTGCAGCCATCTGCGTAATAATAGTGGGTGGCTTTCTTACTGGCTTGATTCTACTAACACTTGACCAGCAGCGAGAGTGGAAAAAGAAACGTGAAGCTGATAAGAAATAGATTACAGACCCCTGATGGGAAGATTCTCGAGAGTATAAGTACGCATGATTATGTTCAACATAGAGACGACAACGGCAAATTGTACTTCCTTGATGGGGGTCTGGACTATGCAAGATGTTCGGCCCATGGTGATGAGGTCTATATGCAGGAGTGGGATGATGATCCTTATCCATGCAAAACTGAAGTTCAGCTTTGGTTTGACCTGATGGAAAGCTGTGATTAGTATGCCAAATTTGGTATGTTAGGTATGAATATATATCACTACAAGTCATCAATGGCTTGCTATATAATCCGCCCCTCTACAAACTACTGGGGTTTCACCGTGACTATCGCAATCATCGTTGTAATATGTGGCCTAGCTGCAATTGCATACCAAGACATAGCCTCCTGATGGGGGCTTTTTTAATGGAGTAGATTATGAAGCACATGATTATCCCTGACACACAAGTCAAACCAGGTAGTAGCCTGAAGCATTTGGAGTGGGCAGGAAGGTACGCTGTAGAGAAGAAGCCAGATGTAATTGTTCACATCGGTGATCACTGGGATATGCCCTCGCTATCCAGTTGGGATGTAGGCAAGAAGTCCTTTGAAGGTCGTCGATATAAAGATGATATTGATGCTGGCATTGAGGGTCTGGAAACATTCCTTGCACCCATCAGAGCAGAGCAGAAGAGACTCGCCGAGAACAAGAAGAAGCGCTGGAACCCACGCCTAGTGTTCACACTGGGAAACCATGAGCAGCGCATTGAGAGAGCCATTGAGTCCGATGCAAAGCTAGAGGGGCTGATAGGCTATGCTGACCTGAAGCTAGATGAGATGGGCTGGGAGGTCTATGATTTCCTTGAGGTCTGTGTCATTGATGGGATTGCTTACTCCCACTACTTCACCAGTGGTATTATGGGTCGGCCAGTCAGCAGTGCCAAGCTAATGTTATCCAAGAAGCACATGAGCTGTGTGATGGGTCACGTTCAGGATAGAGACATAGCATTTGCTAACCGAGCAGACATGAAACCCATGATCGGATTGTTCGCTGGTATCTTCTACGTCCATGATGAGGACTACCTGACAGCCCAGACCAACAGTAGCTGGCGTGGTGTGTGGATGCTACATGAAGTCAACGATGGTCAGTGTGATGAGATGCCTGTATCCATGAACTACTTGAGGAAGAAGTATGACGGCAAATAATAAACAGGTAGGTGGTAGTCACTATATGACAGCCATTCAGCCTATCGAATACATCTTGGCAAACAAGTTAGACTTTTGCGAAGGGAACATTGTTAAGTACGCAACCCGCTGGAAGAGCAAGGGTGGTGTTGAAGACCTACGCAAGATCAAACACTACTGTGACTTTCTAATAGAGCGTGAATTAGAGTCCTAAAAATGTTATAATCGGGGCATGAAAAAGAACAGCTTACTATCCCGAATCGGAGTCTCTGGCTACAACAAGCCTAAGAGAACCCCCAAGCACCCCACCAAATCTCATGTTGTGGTCGCCAAGGAAGGCGATAATGTGAAGACGATACGCTATGGTCAGCAAGGCGTGAGTGGTGCAGGTGCCAATCCCAAGACAGCCAAACAAAAGGCTCGTCGTAAATCCTTCAAAGCTCGTCATGCTAAGAACATCGCCAAGGGTAAGATGTCTGCTGCGTACTGGGCCAATAAGAGTAAGTGGTAATGAAAGGTTTATACGCAAACATCCATGCCAAACGTAAGCGCATTAAAGCAGGTAGCTCTGAGAAGATGAGAAAGCCTGGAGCTAAAGGCGCACCCACAGCTAAGGCATTCAAAGAGTCCAAGAAGACTAGCAAGAGTTTACTAAGTTAATACTTGTTTTTGAAATCCAAGTATATGGCTAGTAAGTCCAGATAACCTGTACAGTGTCACGCATATCTACATGGATGAAGTTCTTGGCAATACCTATCCCGCCTAGCCCCATCTTCATAGCCTCACGCACAATCACATAACCCTCTGAGCCGCTGTTGATCTGAATGTCAGCAGCAATACCTCTGGCATGGGTGCCAGGTCTGGTCTTACGTGCCTCTATGGAGTGAGAGGGGTCTCGGTATCCACTGGTAATCTTGAAGGGGAATCCACACTGGTGGCGCAGGTAGTCTAGCTTCTCCAAGAAGAAGGGGTTCATCTCGTTGGTGCCAGTCTCTTGGCAGTCAAACTCCTTGAGGTCAAAGTATTGCATCTGCATCAGTGTACCTCATAGCTGTTAAAGTAGGCATTGATCAGCTCTGCCTTAGCAACTTCCATGCTGTATAAGATGTCTGGGTCTTCCATATTAGATACAATCTGTATCTGGTCATCACTTACACCTATCACAATAATTGTATCGTACTCTTCGCATAGCTCTGATAGGTTGGGACGTAGGTTAGTTACTTTACCCATTCTTTACTCGCTCGTAAGTTCTCATTGTTCCTAATCCTAGCATACCCATCAGGACGGGCAACATGGTCGAAGTGTCAGCCTGTGGAATCTCTAGGCCAAAGCCAGCGGATATTGGGGATATGAGGAAGTTTACAAAAAATCCAGCGGTACAAGTCCAAGCGGTTGCTGGTCGCCATCCTGATTGGAACCAGTTTCCTTTTGCTTCTGCTTTATTGACTTCGATCTGAGCCAGTGCGATTTCCTGCGCGTGGCGTTCAGACATTGTTGCAATCTCGTGGGCGATCTTCTGCTTGGTATCCGCATCGGGTATGA